ATTAGCTGATTTGCAGAAACAATATGCACAAGAAGAGCAAGACATTCAAGATACACAATATCAACATGGTGTCGATTTACAGAAACAAAACTTACAAGATCAAGCCTCTGCTTATCAAACTGATATTGATGCTAAGAAGAAAGCAGAAGATGATAAATATAATGCCACCAAAGATGAATTGCAAAAGGAACAAGACGCAATCAATAAGTATTATGACAACATTGCTAATGATGACCGTAAATGGGCTAAATTACACCAAGATATTATGAATGGTCATTTCGATCAAGTAAAGAAAGACTTTAAGAATTTTACTGACATTCTTAAAGGTCATATGGATGAGTTGGGTCAATCTATTACTCAAAATTTACTTGATACACTTGACCAAGCATCAAAGGAAATGGCTAATTTAACTAATGCTTCTACTCCTCCACCGAAGAAATCTAGTGGTTCAACTAAATCAAGTTCATCTGGAAGTAGTCATAAATCGTCAAGTGGATCTTCGCATTCGGGAAGTAGTTCTTCAACTCACAAGAGTAATCGTTATTATACAGTAAGAAAAGGTGATACTCTATCCGATATTGCTGAAAAGTATTATGGACACGGAACAGAATCATATTGGGAAAAAATTGCTAAAGCCAATCATTTATCTAATCCCAATAAAATATATCCAGGTGAACGCTTATTAATTCCTTATGATACAGGTGGCTACACTGGAGCTTTTGATGGTGGAAGGATAGCTCTACTCCACCAAAAAGAATTAGTATTAAATCAACATGATACATCCAATATGTTGAAAATGGTTAACCTTGTTCGTGATATGATGCCTAAATTAGATTTAACTAAACTTGGTGATAAGATTGGTTCTACTATCAACATGCCAATAACTATTCAGAATCTAAATGGAACCAAAGAAGGCGCATTAGAGTTCTTAAGCTATATTGGAAATCAGATGAAGATTAGAGGGGTGAATAATTAATGTTGGAGTCATTGAATTTCAACTTTGACGGAGTTGATTCCACCAACTACCCCATTGTAAACATCAACGTTGGAAACGGATTATTCACAGAGTTCTTCCTTGCTCCTAGAACAATATTAGAAGATAAAGTTAGAGGAAATGATAAACCATACTTCCAAGGGATTGAGAGACAACCACTCTCCTTCCCTCTTTCTTTTTACTTTACAGATGTATGGGATGAGGATATGATTCGTGAAATTGTAAGATGGTTAGATGTAGATTATTACAGACCATTTTACTTTACTGACTCACCTGACAGAATATTGTATTGTATGCCAACTGACTCACCTCAAATTTTACATAATGGTCTGAAAAATGGATATGTTACTCTAAATCTTCGTGTTGACAGTCCAAATGTTGTCTCCCCTACTATTATGACGGATGTTTATGACTACAGTACGAATCCAAGTGGAGGAACTATATTGTCTCTTGAAAACAATGGTGACGCTGAAATATTTGTTGAGACTTGGATCACAAAAGTTGGTGGTGGATCAGTTACAATCACTAACAATACAAATGGTGGTCAGATATTTGAATTAAATAACCTATCAGATGGTGAAACGATTTACATTGACGGTGAGAATGACTATATAGAAAGTGACATTCCTGGTGTCTACCATTTTGACGATATGGTCGGTGATTATCTTTCGCTAAAATATGGAGTCAACCAACTTCTCATACAAGGTAATTGCAAACTTCAATTCAGGGTGGAATATAAATATAAAAATGGAATTCTTTAAAAGCGTTCTTTTATTGCGAATTTAACACAATATATAGTAATTCCATTTATAAAAAACACTATATGTAGTATTCGGAGGCTGATTTTCAGTCTCCTTTTTATTTTGGAAGGAGGAAATGAATGAGTTCTTTTCCAAATGACCCATTTTTAGTTTATAAACGTTTGGGGACTAAAGATTCTCCATTTTTACAATATGACGAACCAAAGCAAGTATATGGTGGAAAAGTTGTACTAACTGAAATTCCAGACAAAGGTAATCACGTTAATGTTAAAGATTCAAATAACGTTTCCTATGCTGAAGTGACAAGTCAAGCGTCTTTATCTGCTAATAATGTTTATTATGTGGATTATGATAGAGGGATTGTCTATTTCGATTCGTCAAAAGAAGGATTAACATTCACATTTTCATATTTAGGTATCGGTGGAAGTTATGTTCCAGCAACAAGAGTATATACGCAGAGTGCGAACGGTACAGTTACTCAAGATGTTCAAGATATGATTGACAATTACAATCAACTAAATGGTACGGATTTATACAACCTATTCGATCCACAAACAGGTCATAAACATACGGGTGGTGCAGGAGATGCCCCTCCTATTGATTCGCAATATGTTACGTATGATAATGGTTCGGGAACGGTGTCAAAAGTTAAAGATACTTTAGATAGTCATACTGCGCAATTGGCTGATATTGCGATAGACGTAAAATATCCCCCTGCTCCGTTAGTTAGCTGTAAGGGTGACGGTGTAACAGACGATTCACAAGCGATTCAATCTATCATTAACTATTGTAAAACGAATGGTTATAGGTTGTTCGCTGATGACTCCAATTATTATATTAAGTCTCCTGTAGACTTTTCAGATTTAGATAAAATTGACTTTAGAGGAACAATCATTGTTTCAGCTTCCATGACAAATACGGTTGCCGTAAAGTTAGGAAGCAGCACAACAACTTGCATGACGAATGCGGATATAAAAATAGGAGTTGTAAATGAAACCTATAAAAACTGGTCATCTGGTGTCACAGGATTACAAATAACAAATGTTTACCATAGTCGATTATTGATTACTAAAGTAACTGATTTTACAGTTGGTTCTTTATTTATTGGTGACGATCAAGGAACTGGTGTTGATACTGGATTTGCTTATAACATGGTTACTTATGAGAGTTTTAACAATAACCAAACGAACATGATTTTACAGCCTAATGGAACAAAAGGGTATGTAAATGAAAATATGTTCATTGGTACTCAAAATTCTGGTGCAACAACAGGAGTCCAAATAGGCACATCACTAAACACAAATCCAGACGCGTGTAACCATAACATGTTTTTGAGGGGTTCAATGGAAGGATGTTCAACCGCTATTCATGTGATCGCAGGAGACTATAATTATTTTCTCGATCAGCGATTCGAAGGTACAACAACACAAGCCGTTTTTGAAACCAATTCAAATTACAACTTTGTTGAAGTTGGCTATAAAGAAGCCATTGTATTTACAGATAATAGCCCAAGTCAAAGTAATTTTGTTTATAAACCAAATGACAAAATAACTCGCTTACCCATTCAGCCCATGGTTGATTTCCAAAATGCAACCTTAATTAATACTAATTTAATTGTGCCAGGTTGCTCTATGCGCTCATTTAGTGATTCCAATATTTATTCAATGGTATCTAATGCAACAGGTCAAGGTGTGACGTTTGATAATGTTAAAAAGACGTTGACACTTCCGCATTATACAGCGGTAGGAGTAGAAATTGACACATCAACAATAAAACGGATGCAACTGTCATTTAATGCGGATGGCAATGCGGTTTTTGTGTTTATTCCATTTGATGCAAACGGAAATCGTCTATTGAACGACAAAAATTATGTAAATGTAAGTAACTATGTGGGAACGGATTTAATTTCCTACCGTTCAACTGATTATGGAGGTTGTTATAAGAATACGCTAGGTAGTCAATCACCAAGTGACATTATGGAGTTATTTGTAACGAGTGAAGTTCAAAAATTATGGGTGGGTGTCGCCGGACATGACTCAGTTACTAAAACTGTTGTGAGTGGATTTTCTATCTTTACAAAAAATGCGTCAAGAGTTTCTTCAGTATTGCCAACAACCCAAAGCGGAGTAGCATTGTATAAAAGTAAGAAGTATGCCAGCTCAATCCCAACAACAGGAACATGGAATGTAGGAGACATTGTTTATAATTATACTCCAACAGCAGGTGGAAATATTGGGTGGGTTTGTGTGACAGCAGGGACACCTGGAACATGGAAAACGTTTGGAACAATAGGAACATAAATAATTAACATTGTTAAAAATAGTAAGAAATTGTATTATAAAACAGGGTGATTTTAATGAAGGTTATTTGTTTACTATTTTTAGCAATAAGCTTGGGAAGGCTTTCTCTAATATCTGCTGGAGGCATAAATTATGATTTACAATGTGTAGAAGTATATATATCTGTTGTATTTTTATTTCTACTCATAAAGTCGTGGAAAAAAGGTTTATCACTTACATTTAATAAAAATTATTACTTCCTTTGGTTTTTATGTTTTATATATTCAATCATTACTTACTTTTGGTCAGATCAAGGAACAACGGCATTGTCCGGTTCCTTGATTGTATTTTTTGGATTAATTTCTTTATTTTTATCAGATTATTATTTAAGAGATAATCCAGAAATTTTTGTTACTGCTAACCGATTACTAATAATAAGTGTTTTTATTCAATTAATAATTAGTATGGTAAGTGTTTTTCATTCATTTCATTTAAGTTTTTACGCCTTGAAAGATTACTCTAGTACACGTTTAGGGAATTCTAACTATATTGCCTTCTTTTTCTCTTTTGGACTTTTGTATGAAATGATTTCTAGAGAGAAAAAATGGTTTGTGTTTTTCCTTATCAACGCTTTTGGTTTAATATTAACTCTTTCAAGAGGAGCCATTTTATCAGTCGCAATTTGTTTAATTGTTTATTTCATAGTTATACTCGCAAATAGAAAGATTAAAAAAATAAAATCCTTGATGATTTTTGTTGTTTTAGGTGCATTATTTTTGTATTTCATCAATTTTACAAATGCAGGTATACAATTATGGTTTGGATTGCAATATGGGATTCATGCGAGCTCAGTAGGTACCAGGCAAGTATTGTGGAGTCAGGCAATTCAACAAATTAATGAACAACCTTTTGGGAATGGGGTAATTTGGAGAAATGATCCGCACGATATCGTATTAAAATCATTTCGTGATTTAGGAATATTGTTTGGTGCTATTTTTCTGCTGATGATTTTTTATCCAACTTCTTATATTTTAAGATTTAAATTATTTACAACATCAAGAAAATCTGTTGCAATCTTAATTGCTTATTTATCGGTAATGATTCATTCCCTGATTGAAATATTTTATTTGACTTCAACATCTATTATTTGGGTTGTTATGGTTTTAACGTATTTGAGTGTAACTTTAAAAAATGAGAAGAAAGTTAAAAATACTATTAAGAATTCAAAACAACAGATAGTAGAAAAAGCTTCTTAATAAAAACTCCTCCTTTGGGAGTTTTTATTTTTACGTAGTAGGAACATATTACGCATCAAATAAAACTTGCTTTTTAAATGACACTCGTGTCGTTTATATTAATTAAATACATAAAGAGGTGACAAATAAATGCCTCAAATTGGTGATATTGGATTCGTTTCAGGATACAGTCCTATGGATATTCTTATTGAATACTTTGACAAAGGAAAATTTAATCATGTATTTATTTTCCTAGATGAAAACGTAGAAACTGGCAACCAAAGAATTATTGAGTCTCAATATTTTGTTAACACACGTATAATCGACAATCCTTATAAAGAATCGGAATTAACTGTTCTGAGTATGAATTTAACTGATGAACAGAAACAAAAGTTGCTACAAATTGCACCTACATATCTCAAAGATAAATATGATTTGTTACAAATACTTGGGATTTTCCTACACGATATTTTAGGAGTTCCAACAAATATCACATGGAACAACAAACATAAAATGATCTGTAGTGAGTTGGTTGTAAATTTATTATATTCAGTTGGCTATATATCTGATGAAGATTATAAGACTTTAATAAATACAACTCCAAATTTATTATTCACATATTTATATAATCGGTTAACTAAATCTGCTTAATTATATCAAGACAGGGTTCACTCCCTGTCTTTTTTATTTTGAAGAAAAGGAGTGAATCTTGTGCTTGGCGATATAGATTTAACTAAGAAAGTACCCAAACCCCAGGTTTTCCTTTGTAAACCTAACAGAACTACAATCGGAAAATTAACCTTTGCTTACAATATCAATCTAACTGTCAACTTAGGTAAAGTTAACGAATTAACTTTCGATCTCCCCTACCAAGTTGATATTCATCATAATTTTCAACGTGACACTAATATTGACAATGTACGTGTACAATACTTAATTAAATTAGTATACAACGGTATGACAGATTGGTTTATCGTTGATAAGATTTCTGAAGCAATGGATTCAAATGGTGACAAAAAATCCATTCATGCCTTCTCCCTTGCATACCAACTTATTAATAAACGCATAAGGAATTATCAAGCTGATTCTCAAACTGCTACACAACAATTAACCACAGCATTAGCAAATACAACTTGGTCAGTAGGAACGGTTGATTCTTCTTTTGACACAATGTATCGTGGAATGGATATTTCATCTAATACAATATTAGAGGTTGTTTATCAAATTGCTGATACATTTTCTGCATTGGTTCAATTTAATTCAGATTCTAAAACAATTGATTTACTTGTTCCTGATAATTTTGGTCAAGATAAAGGTTTAAACTTTAAATATGGTAAATACCTAAAACAATTAGGTAATGACATAGATACAAGTAACATGATTACCGAAATCAAGGCCTACGGGAAAGACGATCTTACGATTGGAGCAGTCAATCCAACTGGTTCTGATGGTATACAAAATCTCGGATTCTTTCTCTATCCATTCCAACGTGACTCAAATAAAAACGTAATTTCATCGAGTAATTATATGAGTGATGATTTGTGTAATGCCATTCTCGATTACGAAGATTTAGTCAATTCATATACCGACCAATACAAATCATTGTTAGTTCAATTAACTAATGCTGAAACAACACTTACTGCAAAACAGACTGACTTGACTAATTTAATTAACCAATTGGCCATTATCAATGATAACCTTGATCTTCAAAAGTCACAAAAGACATTAACTATTTATAATTTTACTTATACTGGTTCAAGTGTAACTAAGACAACTACATTAGACTCAACTAATGATTATGTAGTTATGATGAATGCTTCAAGTGTTTCAAACTTAACTGTAAAATTGGACGGAACAACGAAAACATTAAGTGCAAATACTTGGACAGTATTAGGGAAATTAAGTGGTAAAACTTCCACCTCTGTTGCATTGAGTGGTTCAAATAGTAACTCAACAGTGTCAATTTATGTCTTACAAATATCATCTGATGAATACTCAGCTTCAGGAAATGATACGGATTTATTTAATAAATACAATGATAAGTATGAGCAAAGTTTAATTGACGCTAAACAAAAAGAAGTTGATTCTGCACAAGCTGATGTAGATGGTGTCCAATCTCAAATCAATACTATTGTTGACACACTCTCTATTGAAAAAAACTTTACACCTGAACAAATTGAAGAACGTGATGCTTTTATCATCACATATGAGTGGTCAGATAGTAATTATATAGATGCCCAAAGTTTATATGATGAAGCAGTTAAACAATTACAACAACTTCAGTCTCCTCCTATTGCGATTACAATTGATATTGTTAATTTTTTAGAGGTTGTAGAATCGCAACGTGAATGGGATAAGTTGGTTCTAGGTGACAAAGTTAGAATTAGTTATGACATGTTCAATTTAGATGTCAAAGCTCAGATTACTAATATTCAATATGACTTTGAGAATGCAAATATCAAGTTGACCATTGCTAATGTAAAAGAAATTAAAGATGATAAGAAGAAATTCTTAGATAATTTGTACTCTGGTGTTAGTGCTTCTAAATCCGTTGATATGTCTAAGTATAAATGGGATCAAGGTGTTACAGCGAATACAGATTTCCAAAACTTCTTATCAAATGCTATGGATGCAACAAAACAACAAATTATCGCAGGTGTAAATGAAACAGTTACCATTGATAGACGTGGTATTAAGATTACAGATGCGACTAACCCTAATAATATTGTAGTGGCTCAGGCTGGAGTCATTGCTCTTTCTCAAGATGGTGGAGAAACTTGGTCTACTGCCATTGATCCAACAGGAATTTATGCTCCACTATTAATCGGAACTATCTTCATTGGTCAAGATTTACAAATGCAAAATAATTCGGGAACAATGACATTTGATGATAACGGATTAACTTTGACTTCAACTGATAACACGAAGCGAGTTCTAATAAATCAAACTGATGGAATCAAAGTTCAAACAAGTTCTGACAATGGTACAACATGGAAAGACCAATTTTATGTTAACTCTAGTGGTCAATTGATTGCTAATGGATTAGGTATTTATAGTTCTGATGGTTCGACAATGTTAATTGACGGAACCTCTAAAACTATAGACTTTTCTAAGTTTAATGTCATTGCTGGTCAATTAAGTGCATCCAATATTGATGTTAGTTCAGCAACAAACTTAAACTCCAACCCCAATACTGATCCTAAAATTGGTGGATATAGTGGTGGTCAATTTGTAACGGATAACACTTCTCCATCTGGAAGTAATAACGCTTATATGCAATCTGGTAGAGATGTGCATTACGGAAGTTCATTTGATGTATCTCCAGGCGAATTATTTTATGTTGGTGGTTGGGCTAAATTAGTTTCAGGATCTAATGATTTTAATTTTGGAGTAGATTTCTTAGATGCTGATGGAAGTACACATCATTGGATCGTTGGAGCAACTGCTACTCATACCGTATCAGGTTGGCAATATGTAGAAGGAACGGTTACAGCTCCAACTACTGCAAGCTCTGGAACAGTATGGTTTCAAATTCCTGTATTTAGTAATTATGGGTCATGGAATTTCACTAAAACATTCGTAAGAAGATCAGGTATGATTACTTTTGATAAAGCCAAAGGTGGTCAATTGTCTCTTGGTGGTGCAAATAACGGTAATGGTGTATTAACACTTTATAACTCAAATGGAGATACAATTGCTCAATTCGACAGTGACCAAGGTGGGTTTGATACTCTTTCGGTTACTAATTTAATAAGCCAATCTGTTGTTAGTCAGAATCTTATTGATCAAAATTACTCAGTTTCTTCAGGTGGTTTACAAAGTTTATTGCAAAGTATTCCACCATTCAACGAAGGTTATATCACTATAACTTTAACTTCTGATACAACTGAAACAATAAATATTAGAGGATTTAGTGGTGGTGGAACAATTGAAATAAACTTAAATGGTCACAAAATTAATGGGGATGTAAATATCAATGGAAACACCAATACAATTTATATTAGAAATGGTACTGTAAATGGCACAGGAAAGAATACCTCTACTATTGATTGTACGACTTCAAGTTTTATCACATTTGACTCATTGACTGTATTGGCAAACAATGACACTCACAACATACGTGGTTGGAATGGTGTGTTTATGTCTGTTACAAATACAGAATGTCATGGAGCAACGGGCGATATTATAGTATCAGAAATTGCCTCTACTATTCGTGTGGATACTTGTAAGGGTGATGGCGCAGGGTATGGAGCAAAAGCCTATGCTGGTGGAATTATTTTAGCTTACGGTTCCGTGCCAAATGGAACGGCTGGATTAGTAAATGCTAGTCATGGTTCATATGCTGTTTCAGATGGAATAACTTCTGATGCAGGTACTGCTCCTGTTACTCCAACTGCTGCTCCTACAACTAAAACTTGGACATCTACAAGTGCCAATGACTATAGTAATAGCGGATACTGGGATAATAGCAATCAAGCCAAACAAGGCAACTATGGATATGGTAGACGTACTGGTTTATTCTTCTTCTCATCTGACTTATCTAGTTCATTATCTGGCAAAAACATTACCAATATGCAAGTTTACTTATATCGTCCATCAACTGGTGGTTCATCGGGTGACGTTACGATTAATATTCACACGCATAATTATAGTTCAACTCCTTCAGGCGCACCTACCGTTGATACCGCAAATACTGTAACTCTATCACTTCCTTGGGGTGGTAGTGGTTGGGTTACACTCCCATCCTCTATGTATAGTCAATTTAGTAACGGAACAGCAAAAGGAATTGGACTATATGTAGCGAGTGATAGTTCCTCTAATTATGCAGTATTTAATGGTACGAACTGTAAGGTTAAAGCAACATATAGTTAATGTGAGGTGATGAATAATGAATCAATTTGTTGTTTTTGATGATAATGGGTTAGTTTTACAAGTTGAAAGTGTAGATACCATTACAATAGTTGGGAATAATGCCACTTGGGATAGTGGATCTGCAACCAATATAAATGCTAATTTTGGATTTATAGAGAGTGGAAATGTAAATGTTGGGGATATATTACCAAGTGGGAATGCTTTATCAATAGTGCAAGCCACTAAAATTATTCAACTAAGTCAACAAAGTCAAGCGGCTATTTATGATGGATTTGATTGTGTTCCTGATACAACAACAGGAGTTAGTTATCATTTTCCTTTTGATGTTGAAGCTCAAAATAATTATACACAATATATTGTTGAAGTATTAAGTGGGTCAACTGTTTCTCAAGATTGGAAAGTTCGAGATGGAACTGGTAATTGGATAACATTAACAATTACATCAACAAATTTTCAAAACAATGTTCGACCTGCAGCAGCACAATTTAAAATGAATATGATTAGTAAATATCGTTCATATGAAAGTCAGGTAAATTCTGCTACAACAATTGCAGAAGTGAAAGCCGTTACTTATCAATAAATTATACACAGAGATTAGTCTAATTGACTAGTCTCTTTCTCTTTCTCATAAAGGAGTGATGAAATGGCTTTACCAATTGATACATACGGGATTCTTATTCAGCGTAGATTAGGCACGACATCAGATCCATTTGTTAGTAAATCGGATACCATAACTGTTGTTAATGGTTTAGCAGTTTTACAAGAAATTCCTGACAAATTCAGTCACGTTACAATTCCGAATATGTATGAAATTTACGATGGAGTTCCTGATTCCACAGAATTTCAAGTGAATTATAACAACGGTAACATCATATTCAATACAGCCAACAATGGCAAACAATTTGTTGCAACTTATATGGGTACAGGTGCTATTTATGTTAGCGCACAACGTATTGCTACATCAATTGATGATAATGGCAACATTACTCAATTCCTTAGTGATCTTACTTCATCTGCAAATACAGCCACAACTGATGCGACTAATGCGGCTAGTAGTGCTAGTGGAAATGCAATTTATGCCAAACAGCAAGGTGACTATGCTAAATCAGTTGGAGATAATGTACAGACAATTTGGAAGTCTCCAGTTTCAACATTTTCTGCAATCGCAACTACATACCCTTCTCCATCTCAAGGTTGGACTGTGCAATGTATTGACACTAATTATATATACAGATATGAAACAGCAACTTCTACTTGGGAATATACACAACAATACAATGATTCATTGGTAACTGATTTACAAAATAAAACACTTGGAATGCGACAAAGTGAATTGATCCCTTCTTCAATTGCTATTGAAACGGATGGTTTAACACTTGGGAACTTCACAATTCCTTTCAGCAACATCAAACTAGGAACGGTTACGTTAGGATAATTAATTATATTAGGATGGTGGAAATATGACAATTACAAATCATGCTGTTGGTGAATCTATCAATCTCGCAACAACATTGAATACAAAGCTTGAAGCACCTGTATTGCAACATGAGATGGGATTGGATGCAGTAGCAAGCGCAAGTGGAAATGCAGTACGTTGGAATGAATTTAGTTTAAAACATAACAATGATGGTTCATTCAAAGGTATTGACCAAGGGGATATGAAACTTACTACTTCTGGTTCAGCAACTCAGAAGCCAATTCGATATGATGAATTCTCGCTTAAACATAATGCTGACGGTTCATTCAAGGGAATTGATCAGGCTGATATGAAACTTACCACTTCTGCTACGGCTACTCAAAAGCCAATTAGATGGGATGAGTTTTCTGTCAAGCATAATAATGATGGGACATTTAAGAATCCTATTCAGATGTATAAAAAATTCCCTTCTGCTAATCCAAGTGCCACCGCTAATACATATGGAACGGCTACAATATTAACTCCTGCAACTAATTACAATTATATTGTTCCACAAGCAATTGATGTTGTGTTAGGTGGAACATTTACTTCTGGTGAAAGTGTGACTGGACGAGTAACTTCAACTTACAGCGATACCACTACTACAATTGTGACAAAGTCAGGAACTGCAACGGGCACAATTTCATTTACTAATACCGACTTAATGGGATTAGTTAAAGATGGAGTGAATATTACAAAGTTACAATTCGACTCTCAATCAACATCGGGAAATACCACTGTAAGTTGTACCTTCAATCATTATGGATACTTTATTTAAGGAGATGATTGAATGGCACGTAACGATATTATAAATACAGATGGCACAATTAAATGGGATACGGTTGGTGGATTTAAGGATTCGATTGATCAGCATACGTCACAATTGGCCGAAAAGGCGACAAAGACAACTCAAGATTTAACTTATTATGTGTCCCCTACTGGAAATGACTCTAATGATGGCCTAACATCTTCAACACCATTTGCAACGATTCAAAAAGCGATTGATTCTATTCCATCTATCGTTAAAAATAATATTACCATTCAATTAGAAGATGGTACTTATACCAATCAAACGACAGCGCAATCAGGGGCAAGCATTGATAATTATGCAACAGGTATTTATAACTGTTGTGTGGCGATTACCAATAAAACAGTTCATGAGGGTGCAAGTCTAACTATTTTAGGCAATCCGACAACAAAAGCGAATGTCGTGATTGATGGTCAAAGTACAGCTGATATTGGAATATTTGTTATGAACACAAAACGAGTCAATATTAAGGGTGTAACGGTTCAAGGAGCTAAATCCTACAACATTCACTATAAGCGTTATTCTTCTGGTCAATTGAAAAACGTACTAATGAATGGTGGACAGTATGGCCTTTATGGGTACGAATATTGTTTCTTAGAAATTCAAGGTGATGTAACGATTCAAAATGCAACGGTTCAAGGTACGGTTATTCAACTATTTTCATGGTTAAGTGCGACAAGTTTAACGATGACAGCAAACGCCAAAGGAATTCTCGTTAGTCTTTCCTCTAATGTGAATTTAGTTTCAACAAGTCCAGTTTGCTCAATAAATAATACTGGTGAAAACTTAACGATTGAGGACAGTTCGTATTGCTTTGCTGATACAGTAACCTTTAGTGGGGGAAATATTGCTACTGTATCAGGCCGCCTAAAGTTAAATGTGCCGACTTATACAAGCGGATTCTCTTCAAGCACAGGACATTTATTGGTCTTTAAGAAAATGTCAACGGGTGAGGTCTTAACGCCTAACTTTAATTCAAATACAACCCCTTCAACTGTTACGACTTCTGGTATTGTTTGTTTCGATATGGCAAAAGTGGAAGTCATTAATGGGAGTATTAAACAATTTAATCATGGTATTTATTCACAAGACAATTCTAAGATTTTAGTTAATGGAACAGATCTTTCAAATAATCGTTATGATGGGATCAATGCGATGTATTCGCAAATTGAATGTATAGGGGTTAAAAGTACCACGGCTAATGGGAGATATGGTTATAATTTAACAAATTGTATCTACTATGACGGGGGTAATAATACAGTAACAGGAGTGACAGCTGCAAAGAATGGAACAGCAGTTGCCTTTACTGCAGTTTAATGAAGTATAGGAACATATTACGTAACAACACTGAGAAAGTATGAGGTGAGAGTCCTTGTGCTTTCTTTTTATATAAATTAAATGAATACAAGGAGATGATTCATCTAATTTAGGAGGTTGTACCTTTGACAATGGAAAAAGAAGATTACGAAAAAATTGCACGACTGGAAACACAAATTGACAATTTGACAAATATCGTTATGCGTATGGATGCAAAATTAGACACATGGCAAGAAAATTACGTTCCCAGAAAAGAAATTTATGAGATGTTTCGTGCAAGAGATAAGGAATTAGCTGATTTATCTGAACGTGTAGATAAGCATATTGATGATTCAAACACGGAGTCGAAAAGTTTTAAAAACAATTTACCTAACTGGATAGGGATTATATTTGGATTTATTTCACTTTTGATTATGGTGTATGAATTAAGCAAATAAAAGGAGAGATTTAATGTGCAATTGAGAAACCCTTCAGTAAATTTAAAAGGAATTGACGTTTCCCATTGGCAAAATTCTATAGATTGGAAGGCAGTCGCAAGTGATGGTGTTAAATTTGCTTATGTGAAATTGTCTGATGGCGATAATTACATAGATCCTAAATCAGATGAAAACATTATTGGAGCAAAGGCTGCTGGAATTAAAGTTGGTGTTTACCATTTTGCACGATTCGTTGATGTTACATCGGCTCAGAAAGAAGCACAATGGTTTATTAATCATGTGAAAGATTACGATTTAGACCTCCCTCATGTTCTCGACATTGAAATTAATCATGCTAATTTAAGTAAGGCCGATTTATCTAAGTCAATCCTAGCATGGCTTGAAATGGTTAAAGAATATGGAGATGTCATGATTTATACTGGTGATTCATTTGAACATGCATTATTAGATGAGTCACTTAAAGATATTAAATTATGGGTTGCCCATTATGGTGTAGACAAACCAATCGACTCCCCTATATGGAATTCATGGGAAGTTTTCCAATACTCATCGACTGGAACGGTAAAAGGTATCAATGGTCATGTAGATATGGATGAAGCAGTTGATGGTTTCTTTGAGAATGTTGTTAAAGTTCAACCTAAACCTGAAACTCCACCAAAGAAAGAATCTGTTGCTAAGAAAGTTAAAAAAGCAATTGAAAAAGTTATTCATCCTCCAAAACACTATTCTATTTCTAAAGGTGATAACTTTTGGAATCTTGAATCGAAGCATTATTGGGAACATGGGATTTTACAAAAATTAAATCCAAATGTAGATCCAACCAAATTACGTATTGGTCAAATGATTCGCATTCCATCTGATGCAGTATTGAAGCCTAATCATAAACCAAAGCCAAAGCCAGTTGAACATAAAGCAATCGTACCCTATCCTGGTCATCCAATTCAAAATGGTGATAAAGGAATTGATGTAGAACGTATTCAACGTGCAGTTGGAGCCGTGGTTGATGGTGATTTTGGTTCTGAAACTGAACGTTTAGTTAAAGGTTATCAAGCACGTCATGGATTAGTTGTTGATGGGATTGTTGGCCAAAATACATGGAATGTGATGTTTTAAAGTAATTATACAATTATAGGAGGAAATATAAATGGACTTCACTCAAATTTTTAATGCAATTGTTCATCTTGTATATATTGCTATTGGTGGTTTTGTTGGGAAATACGTTAAAGATCATCTTGTTGGAAAAATTAAATCATTCTATGCTGTCATGGCGGTAAAGTTTGTAGAACAAACCCTAAAGAGTTCAGAATCAAAGGCTAAATTTGACACTGCTGCAAAGTTTCTTTCTGCTAGATTGAAAAAGATTCATATTAAAGTTTCTGCTGATGAAATCGAAGGTTTGATTGAGAGTGCTGTTTTAGAATTAAATTCAACTCTCGATAAGATTGTTGTATCCCCTACACCAGTACAACCTCAACAACCTGCTAAATAAATTATACATAAATTGCCTACTCATTAAATCGAGTAGGCTTTTCTTTTGGAGTTGAATTATATGAGTGAGAAAAAAGTAGTTGCCGAACACATCATGAAAAAGACATTAACTGAATATCTACATACTCCTTCTCATGATGAACGCACTGAAACAAGGGAATTTCGTAACGCAAAAAAGGAATTAGAAAATATTGAACATCTCCCCTGCTTCAAATGTGGAACTCATGAGAAATTAGAGTCTCATCACATTTTTGAACGTTCATGGGGGAATGGTTTTGATTATCGCAAAGTGGCTTTCTTCTTATTCAATCACTTTGATTTTCATGGTCATTGTAAACGTGATTTCAAGTCACATGAGGAATTATTGAAATTCTTTATGGATCATTACAATGGTCAGATTGTCAAAGATTCATATATAGATGAAGAAACCAATGAAGAAATTCATTATGAATATGTAATGTGTGATGATGATGCATTAGATACGATATATAATCAATGGATTCTTTGTCACACTCATCATAACACACCTGAAATTGGTGTTCATTATATAGATGGTGCTTCTTTTATGTCAAGTTTAGTTGTTCACGATGATTTTGTGAATGTGATGACTGAAAAAGAAGCTAAGGAATGGAATAGAGAAAACAAACGATAAAATAATCATTTTAATCAAGGAGTGTCCTTTGTGGATGCTCCTTTTTACATATATAAATTAATCATACATTGGAGGAATTTTAAATGTCAGGTGGAAAAGGTACTTCTTACAAAAATAATTTCTTAACATGGGCTTTGACTTCTACTGCTGTTACTAGACCTACAGCATGGACTGTTCATTTATATACAGATGCAACTGGTGCAACAAGTCAGCCAACAACTGAGGCCACAACATCGAATTGTCCTGGATATGCAGCTCAAAATGTCACATTTTCTGCTCCGTCTAACGGTTCAACATCGAATTCTAATGATGTAGCATTTACCGCAACTGGAGCTTGGGCAACGATCAACTATTATGGAATTTCCGATGGAACAAATCTTATATACTGGGCACCATTGTCGACCCCAAGAACTCTACAGGTTTCTGGTGATAAATTAGACTTTGCAATCGGCTCAATTTCTGTTAGCGAGGCTTAATTATTCATATGGGAGTGGTTAATGCTACTCCCTATTTCACTTTATAAGGAGGTAAATAGATGTCACTAGCTTACATAGTCTCCAACTCATCGAGTAAAGTTGTCATGCAAGCGAGCCAATGGCCTACAAATTATAATGATAAATTATGTTTTTGTACGGTATTGGATTCAACAGACAATGGTGTCAAAGATCTGTTGTCCGACATATCTTCACATACTTTTGATTCCATTATGACAGGTAGACAATATGTATCTGTTTCATATGACAACACTAATTTAGTTGGGAATATTATCAATCCATCGACAAACCCACCAACTTCAGTAAATGTTTCTGTATCAGATCAAGTCATTAATGTTCCTGTAATTAATAATTCATTTACTCTTCCCATAACTGTCCATGATGCAGTATCCCAACAAAAACTCGAAATATCCATAAACACTGACGGATGCCCACCTTGTTATATTGAAATTGGAGAGTCGAATGGTAATATTCCTGTTCAAATGTATCAAGACGCAAATGGGACTTACCATCTTACAACAAATACTAATGAAGATTTGGCACTATACTGGCAAAATAAATTCGTTAATTCTGCTTGGGATACGGCTGATATTGCAACCGCATTAGGTATCTTAATGGACGCTGTATTCGGCAAAATTATTCCACAAATGCAAAACGCATCCTATGCCCCATTGTCATTATCTACCGCAGAAACAAGTGGATTAAACGACATTAAAACAAACATTTTATCACAGATTGCATCTAAGTTGGATAACATTTTACCTGATGGCGTAACACCTGATGTCCATTATTCGAGCTATCGGGCGCACATCGCAAACGCTAATAGCGCCATGTCTAATTATGTATCCGACCGAACGGAAATACTCAAATACACAACCCTGAAGTAGGTGGTGATAAATGGTTTACGCTTTAAGTCTAAGTGGCACAGGTTCACCTTCTCCTTATGGAACATCTAGTTCGTCATTAAATTTAAATGGTAATGTATTCGATATAAAATTTAAAGCTAACATTACAAATCCTCAACCTACAGCGACTTGGAATTCGTATATTGGCAATGATTCTTGGACAGCTAAACAAGGATTTTTAATCATGCAAAATACGTCAAGTTCTTCCTCAACCTCTATAGACTTTTGGTTAGGGGGAGGGTCATCTGCTTATGCAACATGGAACATTGCCAGCTACGTTAACTCCTATCATACTTATGAATTTAAAAGTGATGGAACCAATCTTTCTCTTTATGTTGACGGAACATTAATAAGCTCAGTATCTTCTCCGAGCATTATATTATCAAGCGCAACATTAAATTTAGGAGCTAGACACTCTAATTCAGGAACAGGATTAACAGACAACGGTGAATTAGCTTTTGAAAATGTATCTATATCTTCTAATGGAACACTGATAATTAATTATGATTTCACAAATCAAAGCTTAGTCGATTCTGTTAGCGGAAATAATCTAACAAATAACGGCGGAACATGGGTAACTGATAATTCTTCTACATCCAGCACAACCTACATCGGAAGTGGAACAGCAACAGGACAATCATCACTAACTTCCAATGAAACACTTATTTTAAAGACAACAACCTATGCTGGAAGTGGCTCATCAAATGGTGTTTCTTCACTTACAACAAGTGAATCTTTCATTGCTCATCCTACTACGACTTATTCAGGTAGTGGTGAATCCGATGGTCAATCTAGTTTAGCAACAAGTGAGACAGTAATTGGACACTCCACAACAACCTATTCTGCTTCAGGTGGAACGAATGCTTTATCGTCACTCAATACGATTGATCATGTTGTCTATGGTGACTCAGGACAATCTCAGAGTATATCTACCCTTACAACTCATGAAACTAAATCCTATTCCGCTAATGGTAATATAACAACTCAATCTAATGTATCCAAAGTCGGTAATGTAATCTATGTTGACTTTGGTAACTCAAATGGTAAGTCAAATTTATCCACTAGTGAAACATTTGTTCAACATGGTACGACTACATATTCTGCACAAGGTCAATCTAATGGATTATCTTCTGTAAGTAGCAATGATAAGTTTGTGTATGAGTCATCTAGTAGTATTCATGGACAATCGGCATTAATCACAGATGAATATGAATCATTGTCTGCTCAAGGTAATGTTAATGGGGCATCATCCTTTACCACTAATGAACAATTTGTTGGTCATGCGACTACAACTTATAGTGCAATGGGATCATCAGATGGAACGTCAAATGTCACATCATCTGAAACGAAATTCTATGCTGCGAATGGTAATGTGAGTGATATAAGCAATACACAATCACATGATAATGTTGTATTCTTCCCAAGTGGAACGGCTAATGGACATGTAAATATTGATACAACTGAACGATTTATTTCTGTATTTGAAGTTATAGGTGTTATTGAAATGAATGGTACTATACAACTTGAACTTAAATTTGTCGGAGTTTATGACTTGAATATAAGCATGAAAGGAGTTGTATAATATGGCTGCTCAACAACTCTTTGCAGGTGAATCCAAACTAATTAATATTACATTGACTGATGAGAATGGAAATCCAGTGGACATTAATGGGGCTACGTTTAAATGGAAATTAAATGTACGGAATAATCCTGTAATTAAGCAAAGTCCAAGTGAGGATATTGTAATAACTGATGCGACAAATGGTAAAGTACAAATTAAATTACAGCCTTCTGATACAAGTAGTTTGAGTGGTATATATAAAACTGACCTCGAATTGACTGATTCAAATGGAAATGTGAGTGTCATTCAATTGGATATGTTGCAAGTTAAGACTAGTCCATTTAATTAAACGGAGAACTCTCCATTTATAAAAGCAAAGTTTTATTGTAAAAATGAGGTGACTCATATGTTTAAATTTTTGGTTAGTAAAGAGTTTATACTTACTACTCTCTTCTTGGTGGTTGTGTTCATTTTTCATGACATGGATAAATTATCATCGTACATACAGGATTTTGGATTGTATGGATGGGCGTTCGTCATATGGAAGATGGATAAGCATAATACTTTGTTGTCCTCTCTCACTAAGGGAGATGAGTAAAGATCAAAACCTTTGTCTTATCCTTCTCTTGCGTTCAGGATAAGAGCATAAATTATTGACATGTAATAATTATAGTAATATAATGATAAGAGGGGTATCTATGTATATCCCTCCTCTATATCACATTGTTAAGGAGTGAACATAATGAAAAATTTATACTACACGCAATCATTGAATTTAGCAGCTTACATAATGGCGAATGGTATTGATCCAGTTGGTAAAACAAAATCAAATGGTTCGGTAACTATTTACTTTGATAAGACTGATGAATTACATGACATTGTGAGAAGTTACAACACTAATGAAGATTTGAAAAGATTCATCTCATCTTTCAAAAGTCTAAAGCAGTATCTCAATAATTAATTAAATTATATTATATGATAAGGGAGAAAAATGATAATGAAACAATCTGCTGAATTAATACGCATTGTGCGTGAGGTTATTATTAAAACAATTAAAAATGAATTAGATGAATTTGCTGATAAATATGATATTCCTGTTGAAGAAATTGAAAAGTTGGCAGTAAGTCTTTATGTTAAGGATACTTCCAAAACTCAATGGAAATCATCTAACACTAAATTTGTTAAATTGTTTAAAAAAGAAATTGAAATGCTATATGATAATCAAATTATAAATTGTAACGAATTAGGTTTTATGACAATGTTATCAATTAAATTTGGTAATTTTGAGGATATTGCCTTGAGGAATAACAATGGGTCTTATTGTACACAAAAAGACATTATCAAAGAAAGCGGATTATCTAAGTCAACAGTATCAAAAATGCTGAAAGGTTTAATACATAAGAAAATCATTTTTGAACGTAAACATGATTCTATTCTTAATGCGAAATGCTATTCCATTTCACCTTACTTACTATATCAAGGAAAAAATATTGACAGTAAATTTAAAGTAAAGCTAAAAGAAATGCATCATGTTTTCATGGATACCTGGAAAAATAATACACCAGATATTGACGTTCCTATTATTGATTTGTCTGAATTTGCTCCTGAAGAATTCATTGCACAGTTAGAAGAAGAAATTGTTGATCAATATTTACAACAAACTTATTCATAATTGTTAAATGTTAATTATACATATACACGATGAAAAGGGTAAGAACATTAGAGATATAGACGTGCATTACCTAATAGAAAATCCCTATTTGGCGGAAGTTTGGAACATTTTGGTTGGTATAGAAAATGAAACAACCTAAAATTAAATATCCCTAAATATCGGTGCTTTTAATTTTGTCAACAGTTTAGTTGGTATGAAATATGAAACAACCAAAGGAGCCACGCTATATGACGCTCAAAGAAAAGCAAGAGCAGATGTTTGAATCATTAAAGGAGTCATTACTTAATGGTGATTTTGAAGATGCTCTCACTATTTTAAGTATGATTAAGAATGCTGAACAACTCCGTGATTGGGTATCTGAATAAATTATAGCATTAGTTAAATTTGGTGTAAACAAAAACATTATAAAGATAAAGTGAAATTTGATTATATATTTGGAGAGGATTAAACCCCTCTCCTTTTCATATTGCTACTTCATCTAACTTGTAATTTACTTTCCATGATATATGCAACTCAATCTCTTCGCCTTGTTTTACATATAATATTGTATCTATTTGTTTTACTAAAATAGAATTCAATTTTGACTCGGGTAGTTTGCCCTCTCCCTTAATTACACTTCTAATTTCCTCTAAAACCATTTCCAGATAACCTATTTTAGAGTCGCTTTCTCTATTATACAAAAAAGATAAATGTTCTTCAATCTCACCTTGTTGCTGCTTATACCTTTTAATTTGTTCCTGTGCCTCCTCTGCCGTAAATATTTCCATGGTAAAACCTTGTTGTACACGTTTAATATCTTGTTGAATTTTTTTAATTTGATTTTTTTTAGAAATGATTTCTGATTCAGTATTAGATTTACCTTTATCTTCACTATTTTTGATAAGTTCAATATGGTTACTTAATTCATTCGCATATCTGACAATGTGTTCATGAAATTCTTGATCAAACTTATCTACATTACAACCTTCATTTTTACACAAAGTGTAACTGGAACGATCTTCTGAGTAGAAACGTGTCTGACATGAACAAATCCTTAATTTTTTAGAGTGTGACATTTGGAATGAATGAACTCTGCCACATAACGCACACCTAATAAGTCCAGAGAATTTATGTTTACCATGTTTTAATTGAACAGGTTTAGTTGACTTATTATGTTTTATTTTTTGTACCTTTTCCCATAATTCTGCGTCTATAATTGGAGTATGTGTATTTTCAATTAATATTTGATCCTCTTGTTTAGTCTTTGTCGTTAACCTTTTCCCATTAACCTTCTTCTGTGATGTGCGACCATAAAGGGAGTGGCCAGCGTATACAGGGTTATTCAACAATCTTGAAATTCCTGCTGGTGACCAAATCATATTAGTTGAGGTTATAACGTTTTCAAATTCAAATTTATATGAAATATCTTTTGTTGATAATCCGTTAACGTACAACTCAAACATTCTTTTTATAATTGGTGCATCTTCACTTGGTTCAAGACGTTTTGTTTCTCGATTATAAATGTACCCTGTTGGTGATTTTTTTCCAAGCCAATTTCCCTTTTTAGCTGACTGAATTGTTCCACGTTTAAGTCTAAGTTTAGCAAATGCTATTTCTTGTTTTGCTACAGCAGACATAATATCCGAAACAAATTCATCTTCTGGTTTGGTATAATCATATACAGAATTAGTTTGTGTTGTAATAAATAGACAATTTGCTTCTTGTAGCACATTCCTAAATTTGGGGAATTCATCTGCCCTTGTGATACGTGATTGCTCTGTTACAACAACTGCGTCATAATGTTGAGCTTCAACTAATCTGATCATTCTCTGAAGTTCAGGACGATTCCAATCCTCCGATGAAGCAGACCCTTCTTCTTTAAAAACTTCGTATTCCCAATTGAATCTTTCGCAGTAATCAAGGATTGAAGATAGTTGTCCTTCAAGACTCTCGTTATTGTCTCTTGATTTTCTTACATACACAGCTACGTTTTTTATTTTCCTATCCAAAATCCCTCAACCCCTTGTCCTATCTAGTGTTAAGAAAAGTATAACATATGTAGCATTTTATTAACAGTCTATAAATTAACAGTTAACATAATGCGACAAATTATAAGGTAAAAAAAGAACAAGAACATTATAGTCCTTGTTTCGTTATCTGAGGGCATTCAAGTAAACTTTTTATGAATGACTCCATATTTAACTTACCATACTCTATGATTAAAACTCCATCCTTTTTTCTCTCACATGTTACTGGTTTATTACCAATGTATTTTTTTATGATTTCAGGATTAGCTAACATTCTCCTCTCACCTCATTATGTATATATTCAATTCTCTACTTGTCCTATGTCATTTCTTTGTCCATTCAACTAATTTCTTCTTTATTAAATATGTAAGTGCCACAGCAAACGAATCCGACTGATCTTCGTCCTCGAATACCACATCGGGATACTTCTTCTCAATCAACTGTCTAACCAACTTTTTACTCGCATCTCCACGTATAATTGCTTCCTTAACTGTTTTAGGTGGATAGTAAATTTGTTCAACATCATGGAATAAATAATTAATAAGGCCGTGAACTCTATATATGACTTGAGTTGACGTATTGAATCGACTGAATCCACGTTCGATGACAATTACACTTGGAGGATATTTGTCCTTTAGTTGGATTATTTCTTTTCCTATGTGATAAAGACGTTTACCATGATTATCTTTCTTGTTAGTTCCAATGGACGTAATATGTATTGGGTTGAGAGTCTCCAGGTCAAATATGGAGACTCCCGTGTTTTCCATTGACAAATCTAATCCATATAAATACAATTTACCAACACCTTATGTATGTATAATTAATTTACTTAGCCTTTCAATATTTCTCCTCAATATGCTTGCAAACACACTGTCACCCTTACCATGCTGTTCACACTTAGTTAACATTTTCTTTAAGTCGACTATGACGTTATCAGTCATTCTGTAAACTCAACTATTTCATCCTTATCTGTATTGATTATGTAATATGGTGCAGAAACACCTGTGCTAAATTTACTCGCTGCTTGGAGTGCTTTATGTATTCTTTCAACTGGAGTTAAGTCACTACCTTCAGTTGTTGCCAATGATCCTAACGCAAAGTATTCACCCGAACCACAAGCGTCATAGTTATCAAAACTCTCACCAACTTGGAAGTCACTTTGTATTTTGTATAATTTATCTTTGTATGCGAATAGAAATTCTCCACCTTCTTTCTCACCACTGTAAGTACGTGAATACCCTCCATTCTCAAACAATTGGATTAAATTCGGAATGAATGTTTTCACAAGGTATTTATGGTCAATATCAGGTTCATCTCGTTTGTCGATTAAATTGTTAGCATACATTAACAACTGACCCATTCTGAAGGATGATGTATAACCAATTATTGCATTAGGCGTGTCTTGTAATTTAAAAACTTTTTTATCACGTCTGACAATCTTTGAGAATGAATTGGAGCCTAACGAATCACCGCCAATCCATGTTGTTTTTCCATCTGTAACGCCAACGATACAAGTCATATACAACCTCCTTATTTAATTATTTTCCATGTAATCATGAAACTGACTAAACATCTTTGATATGTATTTAAGATTGTTTATCGGAGTTTTTAATAATACGTCACGCTCATTTTTAACAACACATAATGTCTTCTGATTATTTTCAGTGAGTAGTTCTAATATGGTTCCATCTTCAAATTCCACTTTCATGGCTAAGTCTGGCTTCAATATAATCCCTCCTTATTTATATAAAAGTTACTTTTTATGTATTAATCCTCTTCTTCAGCCATTAACAAACGTTTCCGTTCCATAATTTCTTCAATTTGTCGATCAAGTCTAACCATTTCTTCTTGGAATTGTTTCTGTTTTAGCTCTTCTTCATTTCCACTCCATTTACTTCTTAACTCCCAAATGTCTTTCTCTGCCCCATTGAAAGAGAAATAAGCAACATTCTCATGTTTTTCAATTGAAATTGCAGGTGCATACCAATCGCAACCATTACCACAACAATTATGTATAGGATTGTATCCTTCATCTTCGGGTTGACATTCGCAGTAGTCCCACATTCTTTCATAATTTCTAAGCGTAATTATATAGGAATGATTTGCAGCGTGATGGTATTCTGAACCTTTTGGTTCGAGGTAAATATCAATTGTTCCATTTGTATAACCTTCAGTTTTATCTGGTTCATATGTTAGATAATAATGATGATTTTCAATATCATTAATTACTTCATTCAATTTATCTTTATGTTGCTCTATTGTTGAATAGTAATCACAAGCTGAGAAGTTATGTTCTTTTTCCTCTTTAATCATGAATTCTTTTAAGTCTTGAAGAAATTCACTCATTTATCCATCTCCTTTTTATTATTTAATTAAATTAAAACGAACGTTTTATGAATTTACCTTATTCTTCAGCCATTCAATCCACTTGTCATCTTCTACATAGAACATGTCGAATCCCCAATTACCATTACTATCTTGTATTTCAATACCATCATCCGTTTCCGTATGATATAGAGATTGTAAATTATGTATAAGCTGATTAAATCTAACGTCAGGATACATTTGCCAATGTTCATTAATGAGATATAAACATTCTTCGATACGTTTAGGATCTCTCATTTTGACATCCTCTCTCTTCCAATAATCATTGCTGAATGAGCTAGGGTACTCATTTGATATTGTATTTCAACTTCTAATCCATTTCTTTGGTATTCCTTAACTCTTGATGCTACTTTTTTATGAAACATTTCAAGATCATCGTCACATACAACACCTATACTATCAATCATAAACTCACCTCACTTATGATAAAAGCGTCATTTTACTGTATTAAATGGTTAATACACCTTATAGTCGTATTGGGCATTAAGTCTTTTAATAAACCATTCAAAATCTTGGTGTTCTTCTAACCGTTCTTTTCCTTGAATGACACTTTTAAGAAATGATTCATATTGTTTTCTTAACTTTATTTCCTTTAATGTAAATTCAAGTTTTCCTTTTGCTATATCTCGATTTTTTCTCGTGTTGTTTAATGTCTCTGTATATTCGTTTGATTTCTTTTCGTACATTTCAACCTTTTCAGCTTGTTCGATAAGCCAATGAATGTCTTTTCTATCCAACAAAGTATCCCAATCACGTTTAATCCACGCTTGTTTTACTTCTTCTAATCTGCTCACTTTCTCACCCTTTCTAATTGCACAATATTGGTCTACTATTCAAATAAAAACAACCTTTTAACCGTAAATATAATTACGTTACAATTTAAACAGTGCAATCAACTCAATTACACACATTACAAACAAGATCCCACAGACAACAAATAACATTTGATTTATTTCATCTACAATGTTGGTTAACTTGTCACCTCGTTTCTGTTTCTTTTTATTTCCTCTCCACAACTTCATCTATGTATATTCTCCTTCTCTTTGTTGTTCATAATTATATTATACTAATATAATTATTATATGTAAAGTATTAAATTGCTACTTCACCTTTAATTAACGGATGACATTTATAATCCAATACTTCAAAGTCCTCTAATTCATACTCAAATATTGAATTAGGTACACGTTTAATATGCAATAACGGTAATTGATAAGGTTGTCTTGTTAATTGTTCTTGCACTTGTTCAATGTGATTGTGATAAATGTGAGCTACGCCAATTGTATGTTTCATTGTTCCAGGTTTTAATCCTGTTTGGTCAGCGATCATTCTTAATAGAGTATAGTAAGAAGCTATGTTTACTGGAATTCCTAAAAATAAATCACCACTACGTTGATAATGATACATATTTAAAAATCCATCTTCTACATAAAATTGAACAACTGTAGAATGGCAACAAGGCAATGCAGTATCTTTCCATTGCATTTCAGCAGCATTCCATCCAGTAAATAATATACGTCTACTATTAGAGCTATTTTTAATTTGATCAATTACATATTGAATTTGATTGAAGATATTTCCTCGACCATCTTCCCACCTAACCCACTGCTTCCCATAAATATTTGGAAGTTCGTTGGCCTCATTTGCCCATTCTTTCCAAAATCCAACGTTGTATTTATCCTCTAATTCTTGATTAGATGTTGAACCACTCAAAAACCATAATAATTCACCAAAAACTCCCCTAGTGAACATCTTTTTGGTTGTAATTAATGGAAACCCTTCACGTAAATCAAATTCCATTGATTCTCCAAATAGACTTCTCATTCCTGTACCTGTTCTATCTCCTGAATCCTGACCATACTTCAAAACATCAGACAACAATTTTAAATATTGATTCTCAGAATAACTCATATAACACCTCTGTGTATAAATTTTATTGTTTATGTTCAATATATGATTACACCTAGAACTACTTGATTATCAACTCACAACTCCACCGTAAGAAGGGGCTACTTATGTAGTCCCTATTTGACTTTGCAATGTGTGATAATTTGCTTCTTCATAACGTTCATGTGTGCCAATATCCAACCAATAGAAATCATCAACATATGCTTTTAGCAATCCTTTTTTGGCATAGTGATTAAATATATCTGTCTCAAACATCCAATATGTCCGACTAGGCATTTCCTCAATTACACTTCTATGTAACACATATATTCCTGCATTAATCCTATCCCCATATGACTTATCTGAAGGTTTCTCTACAAATTTATAAATCATATTGTTGTCATTCATTAAAGCAACACCAAAACTTGTCGGATCATCCACTTTAGCTAATGCAATTGTTATTCCATTGCGTCTGTCACTATATAATTTACTCAAATCAATATCAGTCAATATGTCACCATTTAGGACTAACACATGATTAGACTCAATTAAGTCCTCACAATTCTTGATTGCACCAGCCGTACCAAGTGGGGAATCTCCATCTTCACGATATTGAATATTAACTCCAAATTTATGTCCATTACCAAAATAATCTACAATTTGTTGATGCAAGTAACCTGTGCTGATGATAATGTCAACGAATCCATGTTGCTTAAGCAGGTCAATTTGATACTCTAAATGAGGTTTCCCAAGTATCGGTAACATTGGTTTACAAGTTTTAAAGGTAAAGGGTCGTAATCTAGTCCCTTTACCACCACTTAATATGATTGCTTGCTTCATTTTAACAAATCCTCTACTGCTTGTTTGATCACTTTAGCCCCAATTTCCCATGACATTTTCTTCATATCCTTACGTCCTTGTTTACCTTTTTCTTTTACCTCATCTTGGTGATTGTAAGCATATCTCATTTTTTTGCGTAAATCAGATAACTTTGGTTCAGACCATTGCATATCAGAAGTAAATACTTGACTAAAGTTTGGTGCAACATGATAACCATTATTATAATCGGTTGGGACTAAATCATAATCAAATAGGAATGAGTTACCTTCATTAAGGAAATCAATTTGACCTCCCCAATTAGGTGCAATACATGGAATCCCACTTGATAATGCTTCGATATATGGTAATCCCACTCCTTCACCACGACTAGGTAAGACAAAACAATCAGATAACGTGTATAGTCCTTTCAAATCATCATCCGAAAATAGACTAGGCGAGAAGTAAATTGGTGCTGTGTTTTTATGTCCTAAGTTTTGTTTATATTGCATGATTTGGTTTAATACGGCTCGTTGATCAGATTTCAGTCCACTATTTCCCCAATAAGTTTTCAATACTAATGCAACATTATCTCGTTCACTAAACTCTTCCCAATATGCACGTAACAGTAAATCTGGTGACTTTCTATGTTGCCATTGGAACACTGACAAGAATGTAAATTTTCCTTTTGTATCCAATGGGAATTTCTTATTTCTTGGATTGAATGCATCTGTATCGGCTCCATGTGGTGCAAGATAAATCGGTGGAGTGATTCCTGAATCTTTAAACGCTTGAACATTCTGTTGTGATGGACAAAATACTGCATCGGCTTGATTCACATTTGGAAACCAATTAGCAGGAACTTTAGTTGTCTCGAATACTGTTTTGATTACTACTTTGTCATAACCTCTAGTACGTTCATGAATTGGATCTACTCCACTTGGTTGCATGTGATATAACAATACTTTAGGTTTATTTGTTGCATATGGTTTGTTGATGAGTTGATTTAATCTTTTCCTTACCTTATCATCCAATTTAGCATCAGGAGAGCCAACATCAACAGGTTCAATTTTTACATCTACCCCAAGTTGATCTAATGCTAATATGTATTTTCTAGCTGCACGAGCATAACCTTGTGTATCCGCAATTAAGGCTCGGTATACAATTTGATATGGCGTTGTCAAAGTAATCACTCCTTAAATGATGTAGAATTTAGGTAAAATTCGTTTTGAGATTTTCTTTGCTTTAGGTTCAACTTTATTGATTACATTGACAAATTCTTTTGTAATGTGACTCCAATCCATTTCAACAGCTTTATCTCGTCCCTTTTTGCCTAATTCAATCAACTTTTCAGAGTTATTATTTTTCCAATCATCATAGAAATAACTTAATTTATTTACAATATCATCAACACTTACGATTGCTTGCTCAATATTACGTGCCATTGTAAGTGTGTCAAGAACATCTAATAATTGAATGTCATCCACAACTAAGTCAGGCATAGATGAAAAATTTGTTGCCAGGATTGGGACTCCACATGATTGAGATTCAAGCAATGGTAATCCAAAGCCTTCTGCCTGACTTGGTAATACAAATATATCGAACAAATTATAAGTCTTAACCAAATCTTCTTCAGTGACCCCATTACTGAATGTTAATCCTCTGAGGTAATATACTTTACCATTGAGTTTAAGTTGATCAATCATTTCTGGTACTCGAAAATCATTACTTCGTTCTTGCGTATGTAAATATAAAATTGCATCATCTTTATCCTTAGCAAACTTATCGAATGCTTTCATTAATGCAGGTAAATTCTTTCTCATTTGATTCTTAGCAACTGTACCAACAACAAATTTATTATCGAATCCTAACTTTTCTTTCTTGAGTGCCGATTTATCCATTGGAACAAATGTATTTGAATCCACACCATGATAAATTAATTGTGCATCATCACGTAATTCATCAACTAATTTCTTAGCGAATGAACTGAATGTGATTGACATATCAGCATTCTTGATGATTTTGTGCCATTCTTTTGGAATTGGATAACCATCAATTGGGAAATAACTAATCCAATATACAGATGAACGTTCTTCTAATTCAGGTAAATATTCAAATTGCCACGGATCACCCAATGTAAATAGGATGTCAGGTTTCCAGTCACGAATAGTTTGTGCTAATTTGTCTTCACCCATATGTTCATTACCAAAGTGACATGGGATAATTTCAAAAGGATGAAGATTAGGGATACTTTCATTGTATCCCCATCCAATTTGTTTACAACTGTGACCATTGGAGCTGAATGCTGTGAGTAAAACTTGAGAAACACGTCCATAACCCGTATGGAGTCCTGCTGCACTATCGCTCATGAAAAGTATCTTAGCCATTCATTTTCCTCCAGACTTTTAAATTAGGAAAATTATAATTTATCAATCTTCCATCAATATCAATTATTTTATTATCAAAATCTATAATTAAAACATCAAATCCATCTGATAACCACAAGCAAAACTTATGTAAGTTGATTAAATCATCATCATTTTCGGTAAGAATGTCTTTAGTTGAAACGTATCTAATTAACCTCCACCCTTTACTAAGTAAATAATTAGTTCTTGTTCTTTCTTTTTCTTCAAACTCTTCTCTTGTTAAACTTTTAAAGTTTTTAACAGCGGCATCATGACCACTCCCATCATATTCGATGGCTATCTTGTCTTTTACATAAGCAATATCAATTGAATATTTATTAATTGGAAAATTCAATTCACCTCCTATAAGTGTATTTAGTTTTTCTTGTTGAAATGAAATAGGGGCAGTTCCATTTTCATAGAATGTTATATTCCTGTTGATTATTGATTCTCTCCTAGAGCAATAAGGACAACCTGTTTTACTTCGAGAAAAACTATGATATGTGGTTTCATTAACTCTTCCACAAATATTGTGTTTTATTAGCATTTTTGAATTAGTGGTTCCTTCATATCTAATTAATGTACAGTTTTTACTTTCAACATTTTCTTTAATGATTTCAAAAGGAATTCTTCTGTCTTCTGCTACTTTTAATAATGCACATTCAATACAAATTGGATTCTTTAAGAAGCTATAATAAAGTTTCGAATCCTCTTTACCACAAGAACAAATGAATCTGAATTCATGATCATATCCATTAAACTCTAACGCTTCACAATTATGTTCTTCAGCGAATTCTTTTGCGGATTCGAATGTATGGCTATTTCTTACGTTAACTTTATCTTTCTTTTGTGATTCATCAATATATTTAGCATTAGTGACTCCATATTTTTCTTTTAATCCTTTTTGAAGTGTGTCAATAAACTTGCTTTCATAATAATCATCTCCATATTTTAATTTAATTGATTCTTGAGTTTTCTTTTGATTACAATCTTTACAACAATCTTTTTTAATTAATCTTGTTTTATTAATCTGGATATGATTTTTATAAGTCCTTGTGAAAATTTCTCCACAGTAATCGCACATTACTTTTACTTTCTTATGGCTACCTTCTTGCAAATCATTAATATGTATAATTATTTTATTTTTAAACTTCCATTCATAACCTTTTGACAAAAGATACTCTTTATTTATTGGGACACAAGTTACTTCAACTTTTTGATCTAATAACACATCAATCCTCCATGCGTTTGAATTCGTTGTAGAGTATTTTGTAGGCTAGATTAGGTGACTCGTCAGCATGTTTAATTGTTTTATCCTCCATTTCATCAGCAAACTTGAGTGCGTTTTTGATAATGGTGAAGTCCCGTTTTGATTTGAATGCAAATTCATCGGCAATTTTAATCAATATGTATCACTCCTTGTATAATAATTTATAATAGAATCAATCTTTCATTTGAACGTAATGTGAATTACTACTTAATTAAAATATCAGCAACAAATTGTGACCAAGTTTCCAAATCCTCATACACATCTTTTAATTCATCAATATTAATCCAAAATCCCTCTAATTGATCAGTTTCACGTACAGATACATCTTCAGATTCCTTTAATTCACCAATAACTAACATTCCAAGATGCACCTTACCAACTTCATTTTCATCATCATTAATCAATCCAACAGTTTCAAGTGTTAGACTATTTTCTTTGATGACTAATTCCTCATTTAATTCACGTCTTAAATTCTCAGCAATTAAAGCATAGAAATCTAATCCTTCAATTTGATTACAATGACCACCTACGCCAAAGGAGATTTGATTATGCAGCCTTGCTTCTCCCCCACCAGATAATCGTCTATAAGCAAATACTTGATTGCCACGTTTAATGACTGCATATGGAATTGGTTGCTTATATGTAGGATCTTCTTCTGCATCTCCTCTACGCATAACTGAATATGTATCAGACATGTTTTTTACAATTTGCTTTACTGTTTCAGTATCACTATTTACACCTTGGAATGTTAATTGCTCGTTATTAAATACTAATTGTCTTGGAGCGACCAAAATTTTTTCATCCATTTTACCCACTATGCATTACCCCTTTTATTCATATAATTAATGTAAAAGGGAGAAATTAATCTCCCTTAATTACAATTTAAGCTTCACACACTACACATATTTTATCTTTATTAAATTGTTGTGCTGCATTTGTGGAATGTTGATAATACAGTGTTTTAATTCCGTTTTCCCAAGCAAACAAATATAACTCATTAATTTCTTTTGCCGTTGTCTTTGGGTTAACCATAATATTTAATGATTGTGATTGGTCAATAAATTTCTGTCTAACTGAAGCCTGATCTAAAATAGTAAATTGATTGATCTCGCTAAAAGTTTTAAAGACTTGCTTCTCATATTCAGTTAGAAAATCAAGATGTTGTACAGATCCATCATGATTACGAATATCAATCCAAACATCTCTTGTATCTTTACCCTTTTCCTGCAACAATTTCTTTAGGTATGGGTTTTGAATTGTTACTTTATCTTTGGCAAGATCCTTAACATAATTGTTACTCCAAATTGGTTCAATACTTTGACTAACTTGACCTAAAATAAACGCTGAACTTGTTGTTGGTGCTATTGCTAATAGACAAGTATTTCGTCTTCCATAACCCTTTAACACCTTTGGTTCACCGTATAATTTAGCCAATTCTTCTGAGGCTTTGTAAGCCTTATCCTGTATAGTCTTAAATACATAGGCGTTCAAAGCTTTAGCTTCAAGACTTTCAAAAGGAATCATTTTAGATTGCAAATAGGAATGCCATCCCAAAGCTCCCAGGCCTAATGCTCTATGTTCAACTGCGAATTTATAAGCTTTTTTCATATATTCAAAAGTCAGTTGATCTTCTCTTGATTCAGAATTTCCAAATGCCTCAAGTTTAGTAATAAACTCACTCATAATTGCATCTAGGAAATAAATCATCGTTTCTACTGCATCTGTATCTTTCCATTCGTCATAGTACAGAATATTCATTGATGCCAAGCAACATACAAAAGACCATTCATCATTAGTAGGTAATGTAATCTCAGAACAAAGTTGACTATGATTAATTTTCATCCCTTTATCTTTATAGACATCTACAGTATCTCTGTTGACTGTATCTGTAAATAAAATATAAGGATATCCCATTTCAACTCTTTTTTGAATCAACTTAGCCCAAATTTTACGTTTTTCTTTGTCACCGTCAATCATTTTTTGCATCCATTCATCAGTTACGGTTACTGCATGTGTTAGCTCCTGAATAGGATTACCTTCTGTTCCGATATCTAAGAATTCATCAATGTCAGGATGATCAATAGGTAAGTATGGTGAGAAACGTCCTCTACGGCTACTCCCTTGCGATACTGTGTCAATGACACTTTCAAACAGTCTCATAAAATGAACTGCTCCAGATGATGTTCCGTTGTTTGTAATTTCACTACCTCTAGGTCGTAGGTTTCCGAAATAACCAGCAGTACCTCCACCAAGTTTACTCATCATACCAACTTCTGATTGAGCACGTAATATATCTCCCATATAATCAGAAATATTAGAACCATAACAACTAATTGGTAAACCTTTATTTGTTCCAAAGTTTGACCAAACAGGTGAGGATAGAGAATAGTAACCTTTACCCATATAGTCATAAAATTTATCACTATATCCTTCTATACCCAAAATTTCTTCTGCTCTATCTGCAATCTGTTTCACTCGTTCTTGAGCAGTCACACCTTTGATTAAATATCCTCGCTCTAAAAACTTCTGACTATATTCATTTAACCATTCAAATGACATTTACATTTCTCCTTATTTTCAATTAAATTAATATCAAAACAGATCATCAGCAGTTATACTTTTCGTTCTTTTTGAATAGTTAACGCTTCGTTTAACAAAGAAATCAACATGTTTTGTTGCCACAATTTCATCATCAAACCAATCTGTCTCTTGAAGCATTTTCTCATTTACATCAAAAATACGATTGTAACCTACACTACTCAAAGAGTTGTTCAGCCTATTTTTAACAAACTCCTTCACCAGTGATTTAGGTAAAAAATCTAAATCACCATCTTCGTAGATCCAATCAATAACTTTTTCTTCTGATTCATAAGACATTTTACAAATCTCATATACTTTACTTGTCATATTTTCATCAAACCATTCAGGATGTTCATCACGAATTGTATTAACAACATCAATGCCAAACAAACCATGAATTTGTTCCTCTTTTGATGTAGCCTCAATAACATTTGACATTCCCTTAAATAAGTTTTTATATTTATTGAATGACATTATAATTAAGAACTGAGAGAATAGAGAAACATGTTCAATAAAGAGTGAAAAGAGTAAGATGGATAACATAAAATCTCTATTATCTTCTGTTTTGGCATATTTAGAAGCTTGAGCTAGATAACCAACTCTTTGTGATAACGCTGGAATATCTTGAATCTTTTTGAATTCGTTATTTAACCCTAATATCTCCAAAAGATGAGAATAAGCATCGTGGTGTCTAACTTCACTTTCCGAAAAACTTGCCCCTACTGCACCTATTTCTGGCTTAGGTAGACGATTATGTAGATCACCCCAAAATGCCTTGACTGCTACTTCTACCTGTGCAATTGCTAACATAGCGTTTTTAAGAACATTTCTTTCTGATTCAGTAACATTTACTTTATAATCATGGATATCCGATGTGTAATTAAATTCTGTATGTAGCCAGTAAGAATGTTGAATAGCTGATTTATATTCTTCTAACTCTGGATACTCATAGGGTTTTAAGTTTAATCTATGTTTAAATATGTCACGCTTACGCATTTGATTTCTCTTTTCACGGTAAATGATGTATGCCTTTGCTGTTTTTTTAAAAGAAGAGTTTAATAAAACATCTTCCACGTAATCTTGTATTTTCTCAACAGTTAAATCTTGTTGTTTATGACTAGAATTTATAACATCTAGCACTTTGTTAGTCATTTCTTCTGCTTCTTTTTCGTTAAACTCACCAGTTTCCTTACCAGCTTTAGCGATAGCATCGGAAATTTTATTCTTCATAAAATCTTCATTAGAGCCGTCTCTCTTAACAATTGTTTTAAATTGCATTAATACGAATCTCCTTTTATATATTATTCTTTAACATTTCCACTTTTTTTGTGGATGATAATAATATATTATTTCAGCATTAATAGAATGTCTGGTCTAAATCCTGAAAATGGTTCATGACCTTCTGCGACAATTACTGGTAATGAAGAAAATCCCAGTTCATCTTTAACATAGTTGAAAGCATCTTCATCATCTTGAACATTAATTGTGTTAAATTTAACTCCATTTTCCGTTAAAACTTTCTTAGTTATGTCACATTGAGGACATCCGTATTTTGTGTATACTGTAACCATCCAAACCAACACTCCCAATATAATTTACTTACTTAATCTCCCCTGAACTTGTTCATATGTATTATTAACAATGAACGACTCATCTTCAGTCTGATTCAATTCGCTCATTGATGCTGCATTATTTTCATACATGCTACGATAATCTTCTGTGAACCAATACTGCACCCTAACCATATCGTCATATTCCTCTTTGGTGACAATGCTTTGATTATTGTTCAAGTCAGTGGCTAGATAATCACCTGGAGATCCAAGTTGTTCACCTTCTGGGGTATGTAATAGGAAATTCTCATTAATCGGACTTAGTTTTACAACATCACTTTTCTTAGCGAAATACAACATCCCTTCATCCCCTTATTTAATTAATATTTGATTCCAACTCATAATTATATTTGTCAATTGCATCCCCAACAGTTACCATATTAGCTAAACGTTGATCAGGATAATCCCCATTGAAAATATCATCCCAAGTAGCAAATTTATGTTCCATTATGCTTGTCACCTCCTTAAAATGATTATAACACATATATTTATATATTACTATAATTATTGTATGTTAAATATTTTTATTTTGTAAACGCTGGATCACGTCAATAACACCTTTGATGTACAAATTTTTATCCGATGTGTCAGCATTGGGATAATTACGTTCAAAATATGCTTCACATTCACGGTAGATTGTTTCGTATTTAGCTTCCATTAGATCACCTCTTATATGTACCTAATACTTTATCACGCCAATAGGCCTTTTCCGTTTCACTTACTTTTGTGCATTGTTTACCATAATCGTATAATGCATATTCAATGTCATTGAGAATGTCTTCTGGAAGCTCTGTATGTAATTTAGTTTGAAGGAGATACACTAACCGATTCTTGTATGCCAATGTACTTGTCATGTTACACCTCCTATTTAAAATAAAAACCAAATTTTAAGATGCTACATTTATATAAACCTGTTTAATACCAGGTAACTTCATCAATATATCATTAACCACACGCTCATTATATGTATTGGCCTTATCAATCGTATCTTGATTATGTAAAATCTCACTTTCAACTTGCTTAACCGTCTTACTGTAAACTTGCTGCTTTTGATCCTCTGTCATCTGACCACGTAACCACCCACTCGTTTTCTTAATCTGCATCTTGTCATATGGTAAATCCAAGTTAATCAATATTGGTTTACCAATTGTCAAATTAACAATTCCATTGTCATACGAGACTAATTTAATTGTACTTGTATCCAATCCCATTATGTACGAACCATCAAATGTAAAATGTGTTATTCGTCTTCCCCAAAAATTATCATCTACACTATCTACTTCTTTATGTATATCCTGCTTCAGTGATACAATTTGAGCTTTTTCATGTAATGCATTTAAAACTAATCTCTTACTGACTATGATACTTTCAGTCTTATTTTTAATCTGAACATGTTGTGGTGAATTGTAATTAATATGTCTGTTGTTGTATTCGTATTGCAGGAATAAAACTAAAAGTAGCATGATTATAATTGATACTACTTTACGTTTCGTGTTAATGGCCTCCTTTTATTTCTCAATATATATTGTTCATTATTTACTGTAATCAAATTGAAGTGGCAAACACTCTTTTACCATTTTTAAAATTTGTTCTTCAGTATATCCTTCAAATTTCAACTGCTTTACTAATTGCTTTACTCGTTCCGTTTTGACCATCTCCTTTACCACACAATATCGGTAATCTTCATCAACTTACAATAAAATGTGGTTTTTATTTTGTGTATTTTTAGCTATTTACCTTAAAATCAGGGATTTTGCTTAATTAATGCTTAATATCTTTGATATATCAATACTTTTAAGGGTTATCTCCCATTTTAATGTTATGTATATAATTTTTGTAAATGAGATAAAAGACGAATTTTATTTGTTATCAACTTTTATATTTTCAAATGTCTTTGAATACTTTTCAGAATCAAACTTTACATCATATGGATTTTGACCAGTACCAACCCATTCTTTACTTACACAATCAATTACTTTTGTCCCGAATGGGTTAATATTAGGATTAACTGCTGTTTTCTGTTTCTCGGTTAAACTTTTTTCATCCGACAATTGTTTAAACTTAAGAATTTCTTCTGGAGATCCTTCTACTTCAATTCCATTAATTTTAGCTTTCACAGTTTTGAAACTTTCTTCATCATGTTCTTTTTTCGTAATTTGTTTGTTTTCTAATTTAATTTTTAGTTCCCCTGATTTAATTAAACTTGATTTAAATAATCCTCCATTAACCAATGAAATTAGATAATATAGAAATAAAGCAACTGTAAAAAATAACATTTAATCACTCCTTATTTAGTTTGTTTAAAATGTTTGTAGAAGAAACTATCTAGTCTCAGTTTGTCATCCCCATCTAATTGCTTAATAATGTGTCGTTCTCCATTGTCATTTTTGGCACGTAAGCATCCGATAACATCATAATTTTCTTTGTAAGTTGATTCATACGCCCTATATTCATTACCTTTTGTGAAAGCTTTGTCTCCCTCATCCATAATGACATCTTCAATGCATAGTAATTTCATTTAAATATTCAACTCCTCATTTAATCAATTTAAATAAAACATGGATTTTAAAAGTTTTTAGTAATCACATTTGAATTAGACTCATTTAAAATAAGAACTTTTTCTTTATCATTTAGATAATTAACAACATCTTGATAAGTTAGATATGCTCCTATTAATCCATATCTACTTTTTTCAACAACGAATATTCCTTCTGAAACTTTTCTGATCGCAACGTGACTACTCTCAATCATCCTATTGATATATTTGTTGGCCTTCTCTTGAAATGTTTCCATTTTTCTATTCCTCCAATAAAATAATATTTTTATAACCCTTCTTCAGTTGGATGAATGTACATCAACTTGCCACCATCTGAAAACTTGTAACCAAACTTTTCTTTAGATTTTTTGCTTCTATCAAACTCAGTTTTTAAATGAGCATATACAGCATTTATACATTGATCAGTTATATCTTCTCGTTTTCCAGTTATTAAGCCTTTGCCATTAGTTGTTGCATATTCAATCTTATTGCCTAAGCCTGTTACAACTATTTCTTTAGGCATAATATAAAACCTCCTTTTTAAGGTACTAAAACCCCATTCAAAAACAATCTCATAATAATCTGTCTTGCTATTTCCAACCCACCTACAACTAATGTAGGCTTACTCATATCTACTCCTGTTGCAGCACTAACTTCTGCTTTCACTTGTTGTTCTGTCATTACCACTGGCTTATGATTTATGTATAACTTTGGCACATGTTGTTGTAACGTATGTAATTGATTCTGTTCAATTTGTAATTGGTTTTGCGTATTATGTAAGTCATGTATGAGTTGTAAATTTTGTTGCTGTAAGTAGTCACTATGATTCTTCATGCTAATTAATTGTTGTTTCTGATCCTTTACAGTTTCCATTAAGGCCATATGTGAATGATACAAATCAGATAGAAACTTAATCATTAAAGCTAATACAATCATGATAAGCAATACTTTAAATCCAATTTTTAATCTGCGCCAATTAGTCTTGTTGATGATTCTGTGTTGTTTGGCTTGCAATTAAACTCACTCTCCTTTGTTTAATTCATTTACCTTCTTCAACTCAGCATCCAATTCCTCATGAATCAGATCCAATCGCAAATTAGCTTCTTCAATCTTATCTTCAATATCTGCTAATTCCTTATACCAGAGTTTCTTTTGTTCCTCAAATTCATCAACCATTTTAGTTAACTCATCAATTCGACTCATATGTATTCATTACCCTTTCCATATCTTCATCAGATTTCTTAGCTACCATTAACATTGATGCAATTATCAAACCAGTACATCCACCAAACATTGCACTCAACACACAACCTACTATGAATATGATCCAATTCATATGTATATCCTCCTTATAGGATTGGAGTAGGCGTTTAACCTACTCCATATTTAATTTATATATGTAGTATATATGTATAATTTATTTATGTCAACTGTATTTTAGAGAAAATGTATATTTTCTTCTAAGTTTTTTAAAGCTGCATACAACTCAAGATATTTCTTAATATATTTCTCTTTGACATCATCTGAAATGTTCTCTTCATCTTCTAATTCAAGGAAAATGTCTTGTGATTGATCAAGTAACCCATCGACAATAATCCATAATGCCTCTTTTACGTCATCAATGTGACCCATCTTCCACCATCCTCATACCTAAAAGTGAGTATCCCACACAATCCTGGTAAGGATTTTCCTCCA